TGCGGTGATGTATCGCCCTGCTGCGAAAATCTGTTCACAGATGGTTCGAGTTGCCGAACAGGATGGTGTGCAACTTAGATCGTTGGGTGGTGGATACCGTGACTATGCCCGTCAGGAGGCGTTGTGGTTTGATCGTATGACACGCAGCCGTGACGAGGCGAAGCAGCCTTTGGTGCGTCGTGTGTGGAACGGCAAGTTGTGGTTCTTGAAGAAAGGCGCGCCTGTTGCTGTGCCTGGAACATCCAATCATGGTTGGGGTTTGTCAGTTGATTTCGACATCTCTGACCCGTTGGTGTATGCGTGGCTGGACAAGCATGGCCCTTCGTATGGGTTCTACATGGAGGCTAAACCTACGAAGGCGGACGGTTCGAAGAACCCGTATTTTGAGCCTTGGCATTGGACGAAGGTTGATCTGCCGTGATGTGGTGGCAGTGGATTATTACGGCTGCGGCTGTGGTTACTGCTGTGGGTGTCTTGTGGAGAAAAGTTGTTCTCCCTGTTTATAAGTTTGCTAAGAAGATGGAACAGCACGTTACGTTTGTCGAATCACAGATGACACCCAACGGCGGGTCATCGTTGCGTGACGCAATCCAACGTATCGAACAACGAGTCAACGTAATAGAAGAACACTTGACCCGCCCACGATAAGGTATCTTTACTCGTCTTATGACGAGACAAGACATTGACACCCTGCTGTACTACCTATCCAAAGTCGTAGTTCCCACCCCCTCCCAAGACGAGTTCTTCAAAGCAGTACACGCCCTGCAAGCCTTGAAAAATAAGGAAAACCAGAAGGCTGCCTGACCCCTTCGGTAAGATTCTGACATGGACTCACACGACGAACCCATGCACCTTGACCCGTATCTTGTGATCTGGGCTGACGCACACTCAGACTCAACAGGGTGGACAGGGAAACGAGAGTTCCATGAAGAAGGCGAATACCTAGTTCACAGCATCGGCTGGCTGATACCAACAAACGATGGCGGTAAAGAAGGTCATGTCACTTTATGCCAGTCGTACACCCCTGATGAAGATGTCGATCATGTGTTGTTCATCCCTCAGGGTATGGTCAGGAAAATTTCCAAAATTTTTTCTGCTGAAAACTTGATCTCTGACACACCCTCTGTATAAAGTACATTCAAACGTACAACAAGAGAGGGGAACCCTATGGGTATTCACCGTTACCGTATCCACAAACCTGAACACGGTGGTCAAGACTGGCTAGATGTTCGGTTCCGAGATGAGAATGGGAACAAGCGTGTGTCGGCTTCAGCCGTTGCAGCAATCTACGGGTTGCATCCGTTTGTGCCGAAAGATAAATACGCAGCCGAACTGTTAGGCGACGTAGCACCATCACCTATCCCGCCGAACCCTGCGATGGAACGAGGCAACAGGCTAGAGCCGTTCGTTATGGAATGGGCAGCCGACAAGATGGGGATACCGTTCACCACACCAGAAGAAATGTTTTGTGCGGACACCGATGGCGGTGCGAAGATGGTCGCCACGTTGGATGGCTTCTATGAGAAGGACGCTGAACGGAAAGTGTTGGAAATCAAAACCACTACCCGTCAGTGGGAAGGTGAGTTGCCTGACTATTGGCGTATCCAAGGAATCCAGCAGGCTATCTGTGCTGACGTAAATGTGATTACTTGGGCAATCTTTGACCCGTCAATGATTCTTCACTTACATGATCAGGTCATAAGTCAGGAAGAAATAGATGAACACATCGCAGCGGTTGAGGCGTGGCTGAACGCTATCGAATTAGGTATCACCCCTGATGGTGTGCGTTGGTCGTATGAAACTATTCAGACGCGCTACTCGCAGCCTGTCGCACAGGTTGTGGATCTTCCTGAAACTACTGCTGATTTATTCAAGAAGTTACGTCATGTGCGTACAGAACTTGCATCATACAAACAGTTAGAAGATGAGTTGAAAGCGGAGATTTGTGACTTGATCGGTAACGCTGATACCGCTACTATCAATGGTGTAACTGTTGCTACATGGAAGGGACAACGAAGGGAAAATCGGACTGCAAGATGTCCTCACTAACTATGCAGTACCAGAACCATCAATAGTCGGGAAACTACGCAAATCAGGGATTGACCTTGACTATGTAGGTCACGCAGAAATCACACGCATACTTATCGAGATTGACCCGATGTGGTCATGGGAACCAGCATCGTTCATTGACGGTGTACCAGCAATCCATTTCCATGACGCTCTAGTACCACGCAAAGGGCAAGACCCAATGCCTGTCCGTATGGCTTCTATGTGGGGGACACTTCACCTTCTTGGTGCTAGTCGTGTCGCTGTAGGTTCATGTGAAGCACACAAACCTGATCTTCATAAAGAACTTGTATCAGACTTTCTGCGTAATGCCGCTATGCGTTTTGGTATTGCATTGTCATTATGGTCAAAACAGGAATGGGAAGAAACAACAGAAACACCCGTTGCTTCTAAACCAGTATCAAAGCCTGCACCTAAAACACCATCACAGTTCGAAGAACCAAAAGTACAAACAGAATCAGATGGGACACTCTCATCAGATCAAGTGTCACAGTTCTTCATTGCTTGCGCCACCAAAAAGATTGACCCTAAAAAGGTAGCCAGTCTCGCAGGGGTGCAAGACCTTGACAACATCAAAGCAACCGACCTCGCTCGTCTGCGTGTCGCGTTCAAGGAGTTGCAAAAGAGTAATGGCTAGACCAAAAGAAATACCAGGGGAAGAATCACTTGGAGAAGAAAGAATTTAACAATGCCAAATAAAAGAACAGTAGACCCGACAGGGGAACAAGCATCATGCCGCATCATCGGCTTGCGTGTAACAGAGAAACAGTTGTTTCAAATCGCACAAATCTGTGAAGCGAAACAAATTAAGCGTTCTCGTTTGTTCCGTGAAATGTTGCAGAACGAATGGGACAAAGTTAATGCAGAAAATGAATGAGGAGTTCTGCCCTGATTGGGAGAACGCCGCACACATGATCGCTTTACTGTTGTTCATGTTCGCTGTGGGTGGGGAGGCTGACGTTGAAGAAATTTCTACAGCGTTGGACTGCCCCCCACACGAGATGGTGAACCGCAGTATCGCGTGGATACTGGAAATTGTTGAAGGGGTGAAACCAAATGATAACTAACTGTCAATGTGGTTGTGGTTGCGGTATCGCTTTGTTTATTTCGGAGCGTGTCGAACCGTACATTTGTTTGGATTGCGCGCCTCATTTCAAAGGGGACAGTAATGACTGAATATGTTATGCAATACCTAGCAGAACCTAACTTTCGGTGGTCTAAAGAATGGGAAGAAACAGCACAGTTACTTGCCAAGATTGAAGCAGAACAGCAGGGTATGGATGTTAAAGAAACAAAATTCATTTACCGTGATGGTGTTCTAGAAACTTTTGGTTATGCAATAGTTGTGGGAGAAATGCGTAATGACTGAGTTGAAACCGTTGAAGCATGGGCGACAGAAGTATTACCGCGATAAGTGCCGCTGTGATAAGTGTGTCCGTAGTTGGGAAAACTTTAATCTGAAACGTAACGCTAAGAAGAAGGAAACTCGTGCGGCTATCAAGGCTAGGAAGTTGGACGCTGCTCCGCTTCTTGCGTTGATGTATGAGCAGGTTGATAAACATTCTTCGCTTGGTCGCAAGATGCGGTATTGGCGGGCGAATGGGGTTGATCCTTATACGGCTGACAAGGTGTGTTGCGAGTTGGGGTATCACCCGTTTGAGGTGTTCGGGGATGCTTGGTGGCGAGGAGCGTTCGATGAATAAAGAAGAAATGCACGACTATTACGGTCAACCAGACGAAGGTGGTTTTATACGCTTGCATAGTTATGACTTACAACAGTTAGTGAGAAACGGTAATGCTTCTTACAACATGCTGTCTGACATCAACAAGTTAGGTAAGGCTTTGATGGAGATGGAGCGTGACCGTGACCGTTGGCGTACTGTCGCCAAGATGATGATTGCACAAGTAGACCCTGAAAGCCCTGCGTGGGCTGAGTATTGGAAGGTACAACGTGGAGAACAATAAAGAAGAAAAGAAAAAAGAGAAGTCTGTTGCCGACATTTTCGGTGAGGTTGTGGATTATGTGAATGATCCGAACAATAAGGATGTTTCTGATTACTACAATCGGAAAGGTAGCGGGGGGTGATGACATTGTGACCCGACTACGGGAAGGTAAAAGTATTTTTTTGTTTGACATCATGTACGAAGCCGCTGATGAGATTGAACGCCTACGGGCAGACCGTGACAGGTGGGCGAAGTGGGGAGAACATGTTTTCCTTTGTCCCAATAAAGGAATAAATCCATGTCGTGATTGTGTAAGTCCTGCAACTGCTGACGCTATGACTCGTGTTGATAGAGGTGGTAGGTGGTATGACTGAGTGTGTGAACTGTCACAACATGAACTACACCTATCGCGGGTACTGCAACCAATGTGCATGGGAACAAATGCACCATTGGAAAACCATTGCCGACTCACTCGCTGGGATTATCAGAGCCGCTTCACGGAACGTCGTTTTTGTAAAGTATGAGAATGACCGACAACAAAAAGTCCGACGATCCAAACGAACCCCATGTGTCACCGCCTTGCCTATGCGATCCAGTTGATACATGAAAACATTGAGGACGGTATGCCGAAACAAGCAATGCTTTTATCTCACGCCATGTTGGAGGACTACAAAGATTTTTTGTTGGATAGACAGGTTGTGGGTGATGAGTAAATCAAAACAGAAAGGCACAAAGGCGGAGAACAATGTGGTGGCGTATCTTAAAGAGTTCTTTCCTTACGTTGAACGTCGCGCTTTGGCTGGCATTAACGATAAAGGTGACGTTGCGGGTATTCCAGGCGTTGTGATTGAGGTCAAAGACCACGCCAAGATCACGTTGTCGGAGTGGTTGAAAGAGTTGGAGCAGGAGATTGCGAACGCTGACGCTTCGACGGGTGCTGTGGTTGCGAAGAAACGTGGCACGTTGGATGTGGGTGACTGGTATGCGGTTATGCCTGTGTCTGTGTGGGTTGCCTTACTTAAGGAAGCAGGGTACTGATGCAGATTGTGGTGACGTTGAACGAGTATGAGATGTTGCAGGCGGCTGTTGGTGGATGCCAACGTAGGATCTCGTCAATGTTCAAGGGGAGACCACAGTTTTATGGTGCTGGTGAACGGAAGAATTATTGGGAGATTGATGTGATGGGTGCTATCGCTGAGTATGCGGTGGCTAAAGCGTTTGATTTGTGGTGGCAGCCGACTACTAATCAGAAGTTGTCTGAGTTGCGTGGCGATGTGGGTGACTGGCAGATTAGGTCTACGTCGCACATGGACGGTCATTTGTTTTTACATCCGAACGATAAGGATGCGAACTTTATTTTGGCTATCGTGAAGGATAATAAGGTGTTGCTTGCTGGTTGGATCAGTAAGCAGAAGGGTATTGAGGTGTCTGAGTTGTCGAGGTTTGATACTTATTGGGTGAAGCAGGAGTATTTGTGGTCTATGGCTGATGCTCCTGTTGCGGTGGTGTGGGGTGATGATGTGAAGCCTCGGTCTGCTAAACTTTCCTAATCCGTTTTACATTTAGAAGGAGTCGAATGAACCCTGCCTAGTCCCCTGCTGTCTTACGAAAGGACAACCATGCGAAAACGCATCCTTGCCCCCATAATCCTGACCCTAACCATCGCTACCACAAGCCCCGCATACGCCTCTCAGAAGCCCTCAGAGACGTTCAAATGCCCGAAGGCTATCGCAGTAGCCCGAACCGTAGGCTGGCAGACACGCCACCTACAACAACTAGACCACATCATCTACCGAGAAACAGGTAGAACCTGCAACCCCGCCGTAATCGGCTGGAACTATCAGAAAGGGAAAACCCACCACGACTGCCGAGGCAAACGCCATTGGTGGAGATACCGAGAGTGTCCATACATTCGCTCCGCAGACTTCGGACTGACCCAAATCAACGATAAAACTTGGCTGGGTTACCTGAAGCAACGCAAAATAATCAAACACGAGAAACAACTTTTCCACCCATCAACTAACCTGAAAGCAGCGAAAGCCCTATACGACTACGCAGTAGCACGAGGGGAAGATGGATGGATAGCGTGGGCTACAAACAAACCGAACGGTTCTGGAAACGGGTCACAATAGGCGACCCTCAAGACTGTTGGGAATGGACAGGCTCACGCAGATCAGACGGATACGGACAGACATACATGGAAGGGAAACATAGAGCCACCCACCGCGTATCGTTCTTCTTATACAACCGATACTTTCCCCCTGTCGTAAGACACAAATGCGACAACCCGATCTGTGTGAACCCACACCACCTCGAAGGCGGAACACAAACAGACAACATGCAGGACGTAGTAGAACGAGGCAGACATTTCTACGCAAACAAAACCCACTGCCCTTGGGGGCATGAATACACAGAAGAAAACACTTACTACCGCAAGAAAGAAGGTGGGCGTGAGTGCCGTACTTGCCGTAAGGAGAGACCAAACCGTGAAGGGTAGACAGATCTGGGAATGTGACCGATGCAAAGTACGGGTTGTCCTGTACATTCCACCAGTCACAGCTCACGGAAACGTGGGACAAGAACCAGAAATGCGGTACACCGCAAACCAGAAAGCAGTCATCACATTCTCAGTAGGTGACACCTACGGTAAAGATGACAAGAAGAAAACCACATGGCATAACGTGACAGCGTTCGGCACATTGGCAGAGAACATCGCTAACAGTATCCGCAAAGGCGACACCGTTGTAGTAGTTGGACGTTTAGAACAGGACGAGTTCACCAACAAAGAAGGTAAGAAGGTGAAGTCCACGAAGTTGATTGCCGATGAAGTGGGGTACAGCCTGCGTTGGAAGTCTGTTGTTGCGGATCAAACAGCGAAGGTTATGTCGTCTGTTGGTCAAGTGTTTCAGGGAATGGACGACGATTTCTAATGTCTGACCTAAGTCAGATGGACTTCGATACATGGATAGAGATAGGGATAATGCGCGGGTTTGTCGGCGCGCCTATCTGCTACACCCATGACGGGCTACCCATGTCTGCCGACGAAGATGAAGCGTTCGATCAAGGCGACGACCCTTGTATGCACATACTGAGATTGTATGGGGACGCTGAACATAAAGAAGAAATAGAGGAGAACCATTCTCCTTCTGTGTGGCGCAACCCATACAGCAAAAATGCTTGAGGCTGGATACAAAGGTATCTGTTCTCATTGTGGGACCTTCTGTGTGGCGCAACCCATACAGCAAAAATGCTTGAGGCTGGATACAAAGGTATCTGTTCTCATTGTGGGACTGTGGCACGGGCATTGACTGTCTGGAATAAACGGGACACGGCTGACTGTCCTTGCCTGTGTCACATACCACCACCAGAACCAGAGAAGAAACGTAGAAGGGCTGTCAAAAGGTGACAGAAGATTGGAAGAAGCAGGCGAACTGTCGGGGTATGGACATAAAGATTTTCTTCCCCGATCATAATGACGTTCATGTGAACTCACGGTTTGTGTGGACGTTAGCGAAACAAATCTGTGAAGGGTGTGTCGTAAGACAGGAATGTTTGGAGTATCAACTACCGTTTGAGGAAGCGTCATGCAGGCGGGACGGTATGTGGGGTGGGCTGACACCGACTGAACGTAGAGCGTATGTCTACAACAATAAGTGACACCCGCACTACGACCAACGGAAGGGGATACGTCGGGAGTACGGGTGTCAGGCTGTGATTGTATCAGGCTAAGTGGATAAACGTACTGTTCGCCACCTATCTTGCCAGTCGGCAGACGTTGATCGTACTGCCTGTATTGCTTGCTGTTCTGTGCGAAACACACACGCTTTCTCTGCGGTCTTTGTCCACCGCCACACGCTCTTGTAGTTCCATTGGAAGTACGCGAGAGGGAACCCATGTGCTGTGGTCTTGACCACTATCCATGCTTCGGTGCGTTTCGGTTTCCACCATGTCACTTGGGTCAGACAGATCATTACAGCGATAGCGTTCGGTATGAACTGCTCGGTGATTAGTGCTGTGACCAACATGGCTACCGTGCAGATCGCAAAGTAAACGCGGTTCGCTCGGCGTTTCCGTTGGTCATAGTTCGCCCATAGCCTGCGTCCCTGCATCTCTCTGCGTTCTGCGACAGTCCATTCTCTGCTTCGTTCTGTGCCACATGGTTCACAGAAGAACTCTCCGTCTATCTCGTCAAGGTATCCGTGAGTGGCGTGGTCGTCGCCACAGTCGTAGCATGTCGCTCCTCGTAGTGACGGGTGGTTAGTCGATACTGGTTTCATTACGTTCTCCTTCTGCGATTACTTCCCATTCATCTGTTGTGAAACCGACACCAAACTGTTGCGCTTCGCTCTGCTCCAGCCAGTAGAAGATGAAATGATCGAACGGTAGGTCACCTTCGTCGTATGTCATCGGGTCGTACCCTTCGGGGAATACCCCTAGAACTACGTCTAGTGTTTCGTTGTCGTCTAGGTAGCGGATTGTTGCTTCGATTGTTGTGACCGTGTCGCTCATTGTTCTTCCCCTGTCTTTACTTCCCATAATGCCATGTCTAATACTTCATACCCTGATGATGTCATCGCTTCGTCTAATCCTTTGCGCCATTCCCAACTTGTCATAACGCTTTCGATCTGTTCGTCAGACAGTGCTTGCCCTTCTTCTTCTCCGTACTTATCTTTCCATCGGTAGATAATGTCATCTTTCATAAATACTGTCCCTGCCCAATGGAACTTGGTGCGTAACTTGTGCAGTACGTCTAGTGCTTCTTCTTCTGTGATGTTGTCAATGTCCATTAGAACATCTCCCTTTCTTTCTTGCTGTCATAAGACAGGCTCATAATCTGTACGTCGTTATGGTCTGCTTCGTGGTGAAGCATTGTTACCACGATGTCCTCTGCTTCTTGTTGGTTGTCGCACTCTATTGAGAATGTGACTGTTGCTGTGACTGTGTATGTACCCATTGTTGTTACCCCTCTGTTATTAGGATCATGTTCTCTACTTGACCCCACTTGTTTCCCTCTGAGTGTTCTAAGAAAGTTTCATAATCATCGTTGTCCCAATAATGTGCTTCCCACTTATGCCCTGTTCCCAACATGTATCTTTTTCTATTCTCATTGTTGTTACCCTTCTTTCTCAATCTCGTATGGTTTATCCCAATCATCTGACCCGTCAAGATCAAACTCTTTTAGTTGGTCTTGGTTGTATGAATAGTAGATAGCCTCTGCTTCTTCTTGTGTTTCTGCTTCGATACTGTATTGGTGATGTACCGTTTCGGTCACACTGAAAATGTATGTAGCCATTGTCATACCCTTTCTTTTGCATAGATAGACAAAACATCTATCTCGTTGTCCCCATCGGGGAACCCTGCGCCTAAGTGTTCGTAGTCGTATTCCCAAATGTCGTCGTATTGCGCTATCTCTTTTGCTTCTTGTTCTGTTTCTGCTTCTATTGTGAACTCGTAATCCATAAAACGTGGATACATTCTCACCCTTACTGTGTATGTTGCCATTGTTACTGCCCCTTGCTGATGTTTAGTTTGACACCACTTGTAGTGTCGATGTATCCGTCCACTACTGGGTAGGCGGTTGCTTTTAGTTCGTCACCTACATACTGGAAGATGTTGATGTCGTAGACTTCGCCGTCTATGTCGTGTGCCTGCCAGTAATCTCCGTCATGTTTCACCCCACCCTCTATGAGTGCGTTGGCTACTCGTGTTAGTTCTGCTTTGTGTTGCTTGTTCACTGTTGTTCCCCTTCTGTGTTGTATTTGTTGTTGATTTGTTCTGCGATAGAAATACGCTCATCAT